CTTCCATATAACCCTGAGATAGCCAAGAAGGTTAAAGAGCAGGTTCGTGCTGGTGTTCCTGTTCGTACTATCTTTGCATCCATCCAACAGTATGCCAATGCACCCGGCAGCTATAGCACTTTTTACCGCCTTTATAGGAACGACATGGAAATGGCTCGTGGAGCAACCATTGAGGCTATTGGTAATAAGGTTGTAGAGCAAGCACTCCACGGAGACCCAGACGCAGGTAATACCTTCAAGGCCCGCGAGTTCTATCTTCGCACCCAAGGCGGTTGGACACCTAAAGAGACTATTGAAACTCGTGAGGTGGGTAGTGAAGATGAAGAGGACGAAAATGCTATTAAGGCACTCATGAAGGCTCTGGGTAAGGAAGTTGATGAAGACTAAGGTTTGCAAAGACTGTGAAGAGTATAAACCAGTCTCGGAGTTCTATAAGCGTAAAGACTCTAAAGATGGTCTATACTCCCGTTGCAAAGAGTGTCACCTAGTCATCACCAGAAAGAACGCCAAGCGCAACTACTGGAAAGACCCAAAAGCCAAATCCTATTACAACAAGTCCTACTACGAATCTACAAAGCACGATAAAATCGAAGACAATCGTAGACGGGCTAGGGATTGGTATCACGACAACCGTGCTCGCGCCATCAGTAGAATCCGTGAACGCGAGTTGAAGCATAAGTCAGCTACACCAAAATGGTTGTCGGAAGAGCATAAGAAGCAAATCCACGCTATTTACGAACATGCCAAAGATTGTTCTGTAGTTTCCGGCGAGGTTTACGAGGTCGATCACATAATTCCGTTGCAGGGTGAAAATATCTCTGGGTTGCACGTCCCTTGGAATCTCCAAGTCTTACCTATGGACGTTAATAGAGCAAAGAGCAACAAGTATGACCCCGACATTAAATGCCCAACAACTACGAGACCTTCCTGACGACCAAGTTCAACAAGCCCTAAGCCAACTAAGCCCTCAGCAACTAGAACACTTACACCATGACTGGAACTTTTGGGCTAGACCCGAACAGTTAGAGCCAAAGGGGGATTGGAATACTTGGTTCATTCAGGCCGGACGTGGTTTTGGTAAAGACCTCGCTAAGTCTGAGCCTATCCTAACTACCCAAGGTTGGAAGACTATGGGTGAGATTCGGGTAGGGGATTACGTATATGCTTGGGATGGGTCCCCAACTGAGGTTATTGACTTTTATGAGCCTGCCCCCCGTCAATTGGTAAAGTTCACTTTCTCGGACAACACCACCATTGTATCTTCTGTAGAACATGAATGGGTAACATGGACACACAGGGATCGTAAGTCGTTCAATCGTAATGAGGGAGGGGCGCTTCCTGACAATTGGCCAAACTGGTCCCTAAGGGATGCTGGCCCGTCGGTGCGCACATCCCAAGAGATTATACAAACTTTTACCCACGGTAAGCGTAAAGATCGTAACCACTCTATACCTTTGGCAATGCCCCTTGAGGGAACCTACGAACATAAAATCGTAGACCCATACTACCTTGGTGTTTGGTTGGGTGACGGACTATCTGCTTCTTGCCATGAGTTTGTCGTGGGTGAGGAAGACCAAGATTTCTACAATGATTTATGGCCGGATCACGTAGAAGTTTCTCCGCTCGTGTTTCGGGCACCTACTGTTGGATTCCAGTGGATGCGCGACCTTGGTTTACGAAAGAATAAACACATCCCAGACCGTGTTTTCTATGCGGCCAAAGAACAGAGGCTTGAGGTTCTTAGGGGTCTTATGGACTCTGACGGCTACGCCAGTGAGTCTTACGTAGAGTTTACCACTACTAAAAAAGAACTTGCTGAGGGAACTTTACGACTTGTTCGTAGTCTTGGGCAAAAACCTGTTATATATGAAGGCCGAGCAACTCTTTATGGGGAAGATTGTGGGCCCAAGTGGAGAATCACTTGGCGACCGTCCCAAGGTATAAACCCCTTCCGTTTACCCCGTAAAGCTTCAGTAATTTCTTTTGGTGGTTCTCAAGAGTCTCGTAATCACCATAGGATGATCGTCGGCTACGAATACGTAAACTACGAGCCCACAGTTTGTATCTCTGTAGACCACCCGGATCACTTGTTTCTTGCTGGAGAGGGGCTCATTCCTACCCATAATACCCGTGCTGGTGTAGAGTGGGTTAGAGGGCAGGTTAAGCAAGGCCATAAGCGTATTGCTGCTGTAGCTGCTACCAACTCAGACATTGAACGTGTTATGGTTAAGGGTGAAAGTGGTTTCCTTAATATCTGCTGGAAGGGTGATAAGACCTACAAAGGTAAGGAAATGGGCCTTCCTGAGTGGTCTCCTACCAAACGTAGTCTTACTTGGGCTAATGGTGCTAAGGTAGAGTTCTATTCAGCAGAAGAGCCTGAACGCCTACGTGGTCCTCAGTTCTCAGTAGCTTGGTGTGATGAGCTTGCAGCTTGGAACAAGGATATTGACACTTGGGACATGCTCCAGTTTTGCCTCCGTCTAGGTAAACACCCCAAGGTTTGTGTCACTACTACTCCCAAGCCGACTAAGCTAGTTCGTAAGATCACCAAAGACCCTACGACCTACATTACGACTGGTTCTACCTTCGACAATGCTGCTAACCTCGCAGATACCTACTTGAAGGCTGTTAAGGACCAGTATGAGGGCACTAGGCTGGGTAGGCAGGAACTCTACGCAGAGATCATGGAAGAGGCCGAAGGTGCCTTGTGGACCATGGGTATGCTGGATAGCTGTCAAGTCCAACAATCTGATCTACCCCCTCTCAATAGGGTTGTAGTTTCTATCGACCCTGCGGTTACTGCGAACAAAGAATCAGACATGACTGGTATTGTTGTAGCTGGTGTAGATGTAAACGGTAAGGGCTATATCCTCGGAGATCATACAGATCGGTTATCTCCTCAAGGTTGGGCCTCTAAGGCCATTGAACTCTACCACCATTACCAAGCTGATAGGATTGTAGCTGAGCGTAATCAAGGTGGTGATATGGTCCGTCGAACTATTGAAGTTGAAGATGAGACTGTCCCCATCAAGCTGGTTCATGCTTCAAGAGGTAAGTTCGCTCGGGCTGAACCTATCTCTGCGCTATACGAACGTGGCATGGTCCATCATGTAAGAGACGCAGAAGCCTCACTGAAAGAGCTTGAGGTCCAATTGACTACATGGGACCCCCTTGGCTCCATAGGTTCACCGGACAGGTTGGACGCGATGGTTTGGGCCTTGACAGAACTACTCTTAAATGGAGCAGCTAAACCTCAGTTAAAACTGGTCTATTCGGATGCCAAGGGTTTAAAATGAAGAAGTGTACCATCTGTAAAATGGGAAAGTGCCTAAGCTCCTTTTGCAAAGACAAAAGCAGGTCAGACGGACTGAGCAGTAAATGTCGAGATTGTGCAAAAGCTATCAAGGTAGCGCGAAGACAAAAAGACCCAGCGGCATTTAAAAAGAAACAAGCTGCACATCAAAGGCAATACCGTGAGCGCCTAGTAGGTGAAAAACTTTTAGTATATCGAAAAAAGGATAGGGAGCGTTCATCCGCATACCGACAGGCAAATAGGGAAAAGGTGCTTACAAGCCAAAAAGAATATTACCGGAGAAACACCCACAAATTTCGGTCGCATTGGGCCAAAAGGCGGGCCTCCCTACGGGAAGCTACCCCAAGTTGGCTCACCGAGGAACACCACAAGCAAATTCAAGACATCTATCAACATGCTCGTGATTGCGAATTGGTATCTGGTGAGAAATACCACGTAGATCATATCATCCCGCTACAAGGCGAAAACATTAGTGGCCTGCATGTGCCTTGGAACCTTCAAGTACTACCTGCCGACATCAACATAGCAAAGAGCAATTCTCATGGTTAAGTCCCTTTCCGAAACAGAGTCTAAGCAGATACTGGGGGTCGCAGGCGACAATACTCGGAATGGACAAATCCGCTCGGATGAATTTCTACCAGAGTTGCGCGGGAAACGTGCAATTAAGAAATTTAAGGAGATGCGGGAGAATGATTCTACCATTGGTGCTGTCATGTACAGTGTAGAACAAATCCTGCGTGATGTAGACCTGAAGGTTAAACCATATGATGATTCAGAGGAAGCTCGGAAGGAAGCTGACTTTCTGGAAAGTGTTCTTGAGGATATGGAACACACGATGGATGACCATGTTGCGGAGGCTCTTTCGTTCTTGTCATACGGATTTTCATGGCATGAGATAATCTACAAGCGTCGTCAAGGGATGGACACTCAGAACCCCAAGAAGCGGTCCAAGTTTAATGATGGCCGTATTGGTGTTCGTAAGATTGCTTCTCGTGCGCCTTGGAC